GACGGTGCAACCGAACCCGTCCGTCTGTTCCAGATTCCGGCGGCAGGGGTAATCCGTGCCGCTGCTTCGGGCATTTTTAATCCATAAATTTTACGAACGATGCAAGAAGATTTGGACAAGACAACCGGCATGGAAGGTATGTCGATTGAAGAAATGTTCCTGAAAAGTCAGGAGTCGTACCAGGAGGCGCAGCAACGCGCGTTGGAAGAAAACAAAGCCTTTGCCCGCACGGAATTTTTCCGCATGGACAAGTTCGGGGTGTACCGTTTACGCATCCTTCCGCTCGCACCCAATGCTGACGGCAGTCCGTCACGACCGGGCTATGAATTTCCCGTACATCAGCTACTGCTTGAGTTGGAGAAACCGACAACGGGGAACAAACCCCAGAAAATGTATGTGACCGTTACCAGAGCTACCGATGCAGGATACAGCATCGACCCGATTGATGTTTATCGTCGCATGGCTGTGGCCGCGGCCAAGGATGCCGGTGACGAGAAACTGGCAGAGAAAATCGATGGAGGCTCTTTCGGCGGAGGTCTCAAGTACAGCTACGGGCATTGTCTGTATATTTTTAATCTTGACGAACGGGCCAAAGGCATCCAGATGCTGACGCTTTCCCATGCCCAGTTCAAGGACCTGGACGAGCGCAAATTCAAACTGTGGAACAAGAAACTTTCCAAGAACCCCAGCTATCCTTGTCCCATTTCTTCCGTGTATGACGCCTATCCCGTGGAGATCGAGAAGCGCAAGAACGGGGCGAAGACCGAATACATCATCTCTATCGACAACGAGTCCGATACGGTTCCGCTTACCCGTGAAGAACTCTCGGCTCTGATGGCATCTCCCCGCATCCCGGAAATCATTTACCGATATACGCGCTATCACCTCGGGGCAACCGTAGAATTCCTCAAACAGTGCGATGCGCTTTATGGCATGAATCTCATGGATACGGACGAGATGAAGCAGACCGTGCAGACGTTGTCCGACGAACTGCCCAAGGAAGATACTTCGGCATTCTCGTTCGACCGTCGTTCCAAAGAGAACAAGGACAACGAACAGAATGGAGGTTCGACCCTTGCTCTTGACGATCTGTTTGACCGTTACGAACAACTCCAGGACCAGTCGTTGGGCGACAAGACCGAGGAGGGGCAGGAACTTCGTGCTATGATTCGCGCCTACATCGAACAGGAAGGATTGTCGGTACGCGTTACCCGTTCTACGACCAACCGCGAACTGCTGGAACTGATAGAACAGGAAATGGAGGGACCGTCTCCCCAGCCTGCGGAAACGGAAGAGTCCGAAGAAGAGGAGACTTCCGAGAGAGTCCGTGAAGAGGAAAGAACCGAACGCCCCAGAAGGCGCAGATAACCTTTCATAAGTAACCTGATTTATTCACCGACGGGAGGATAGATACCTCCCGTCCTAATCCAGTACGCTTATGCAAGACCGTTATCCCTGCCTTTTATTGCTGAATGACATACATGTTTCCAAAGACAACATTCCTGCATTCAAGGCCAACTGGCAGGAGGCCTTAGATATTTGCAGGAAGATGGATGTCAAAGAGATTGCCGTCGGGGGCGACCTTTTCTTTGCCAGGGCCGCGCAGACCCTTGATGTGCTGCTGGCCGTACACGATGCCCTGCTTACGGCTGCGGAACACGGCATTCACATAACCCTTGCCGAGGGGAACCATGACAAGGTGAACCAGGAAGCGGAACGCGGATATTGCCACGTGTTCGACCAGCATCCCAATGTGCTGGTGTGCGATGAGTTCGTATCGTTGCCTGTGGGCAAGGATTGTCGGTTCGTGCTGCACATGATGGGTTACTTTCCCGAGGACGGCTCCTTCACTTCCAGATTGGACCGGCTCAGGGAGGCAGCACTCGATCCTCGGCGCCTTAACTTCCTTTATATCCATGAGGGTATCAATGGTGCACTTTCTCAACCCTCGGAGAAGGAACTGCCCACTGGAATCTTTGCCGGATTTGACAAGGTATTCGTAGGACATTACCACAACCGGACAATCATTCCCAAAACGAGCATCGAGTATATCGGTTCTTCACGTCAACATAACTTCGGCGAAGACGAGGAGAAGGGTTATACGCTTATTTATTCCGACGGCTCGCACGAGTTCATCAAGAACAGGGCCAATATCCGTTACCGGGTACTCGATGTTACGGCCGAACGTGCGGGGCTGCACCTGATGGACGAACTTCGGGAAATTGAAGCTGCCGGACGTTACAGGGTGAAGGTGCGCGTTCATGCACCCCAAGCGGCCATGAAAAGCGTGGATAAGGCGGCTTTGCTGGAAGCGGGGGCTACGCGGGTGGAACTTATCCCGGACGAGGAGCTTTCGCCTGAAGCCGCGTCGTCCTCCCTTTTTGAAAAGTTCGACAGCCATCGCATCCGCGAGACTTACGAGGAGTTCTGCCATGAAAAGCAGATTGACGAGGTGGAACTCGGATTGGAATATTTATCAAAAATCGAAAGACCATGTGGAGATTAGCAAGCATAAAAGCCGAAAATCTGTGTGCCTTCCGCCAACTGGACTATACACTTCATCAAGGGGTGACAACCCTGATTTTCGGCGACAACCGGGACAATGATTCCCAGCAGTCGAACGGCGCAGGGAAATCGGCCCTGCTGGAGTGTATCGCAGTCGGCATCACCGGAAGCCCGTTGCGTAAGATACGCACGGAAGAGATTATCAATGATGCGGCGGAAGAATGTACGGTCACGCTGCATCTGGTGAATGACGGAATGAAGGAGGCGTTTCTCATACGTCGGCGAATACCCCGTAAGGGTTCTTCGACAGTGGCCTGCACGCTCTGGCGGGACGGCAAGGAGGTGGACACGGACGAGGCAGTACAGCCGTCCGTGGATGCATATAACCGTTATATCCTGGACAAACTGGGCATCACCCGGGAAGAACTTCTGAATAACTTTATTTTATCCAAATATCGTTATGAAGACTTCCTCTCTTCCTCCGATAAAGAGAAGAAGGAGATCATCAACCGTTTCTCAAACGGGATTCTTGTCGACGAGGCCATTGCGCACGTTGATGGGGACATTGAGCCATTGGAGGAAGAACGCCAAAAGGTAACTCTTGAACTGGCCGGAGTGGATGGACGTGTGGAGATGCTGTTCGAGCAAATCCGAAAGCAGGAAGAAGAAAGCGAAGCTCATGTGCGTTCCAAGCGCGAGCGCCTGGCGGCCTTGGAAGCCTCCATTACCTCCCGCCGGGAAGAGATTCGTCGATTGAACGGCATTGTTTCCACTGCCTCGGCGCAGGCGGAGGAGATACGGCGTGTCGATGAGCTTTTACAGGAACTGGAATCGGGCGAAAGCTCGTTGGAAGAATGTCTGGACCGCATAGATGAATGGATGCCAATGTTCCCGGATGCACGAAGAACAGACTGGAGAGAAAAAGTAAAAAGCCGAAAGGAAGATTTACTGATTGCCCGGGCGCAACTCGCAAGTCTTGACGCGGCATTTGTTAAGGCCGGGCAGGAACTGGAAGGAAAAGAGGCGGCTTACAACCGCTTCAAGAGTGAATATGACTCGTTCTGTGAGCTATATGAAACCCGCTCCGGGGAAATTGTCCGCAGACAGCAGGAACTGGAATTCGACCTGAAAGACCTTGCAGAACGGATGGAACAGTTGCGTCGCAAACGTAAGGTCATTTCGGCAGGCATTGACGAACTGTCAAACAAGCTGGCAGGAACTATTTCGTGTCCTCGGTGCGGACATGAGTTTCTGGTGGCTGAACCCGGATTTGACATTCAGGCCGGAATGAAAGAACTGAAATTAAGACAAAGAAATCTGTCGGAAGTTATCTCCCGTATCGAAAATCAGCAGAAAGAGACCGATGCTGCAGAACTTCAGCAAGCCCGGCTTGGAAACGACAAACGCACGATGGAAAGCGAGCGCAACGGCTGGGAACAGCGGCTTTCCGAGCACGAACGGGTAATCCGACTCGCAACCCGCAGCGTCGAAGAGGCTGATTACAGCCACAAGCGGGCGATGGCAGATATCACGGCACTGCAGAATGAGATTGAAAGCATACGACGGAAAGTCTTCGACGAAGTTTTCGGACTCATTGACGAGCGGCAGAATGCCATCAAGCGGGAGATCCGTAAGTCGTCGGAAGAGATACACGCAGCGGAATGTGCGATTGATACGCTGCAAAGCACCATCCGTGAAATGGAAAACACCTCGCCGGAAGATCTCTTGCACTCCTTGAAAGAGAGTCTGGAAAAGGAGAAGAAGCGCTCCATGGCTGTCGCCGGGCAGAAACTCGCGCTGGACGAGAAGGTTCGCACACTGGTTGTGCAGAAGGAACGCTTCGTGCAGTTCAAAACGTATCTTGCCAATTCCAAAGTGGAGGCGTTGAGCCGTATCACCAACGAATTCCTGCAGAATATAGGCAGTGACATCCGTATCCGCTTTGATGGGTATACCGTCCTGAAAAGTGGAAAGATCCGGGAGAAAATTTCCATCTCGCTGCTCCGGGACGGTGTGGACTGTGGCTCCTTCGGAAAGTTCTCTGCCGGCGAAGCGGCACGTGTCAACCTGGCGACCATCCTTGCCATGCAGAAACTTGTAAACTGCAATTGTGAGGACGGCAAAGGACTGGATTTACTGGTACTTGACGAAATCCTTGAAGCTGTAGATGAAGTCGGCTTGGCTGCCATGTTTGAAGCCCTTAATGCTTTGGGCGGGACCGTCCTGGTGGTGTCTCATGGAAACGTGGCCGAAGGATATCCCCATAAACTTGTAATCACGAAAGAGAATGGCGAATCGAGAATCGGAGAATGAGAAAATGACAAGGGAACAGGTGTTGGCGCTTGATATAGCTGCGCATACGGGTTATTTCTCCCTGCATGGAGCCGGAACATGGAACTTCACCGAAAGCAGAAGGCGCAACGGCAACAAAATGCACGGTTCTTTCAGGGAAACGCTTATGGCGTTTATCAAAGAGCACGGCATCAGGTATATCGTGGCGGAGGATGTGGCTGTAAACAGGCATTTCTATGACATGAGACGGCTGGCCGAACTGAGGGGCGTACTGCTGGAAGTATGCGATGAAACCGATATTCCCGAACCAGAGTTCATCAACCCGGCGGCACTTAAGAAGTGGGCTACCGGAAACGGGCGCGCTACCAAAGAGGAGATGATTGCAGCCTGCAAGAATCACTATGGGATAATCCCCGTTGATGACAATGCCGCGGATGCCTGTCACCTGTTTTACTATTTCATCCGCAAGCACCGCCTGTGAATTGATAACGAGACACAGATTCCGGGCGGCTTTGAATGGCCGCCCAAATTTCAATTGATGCTCCTGGAAGCTGACAGATTAGGACATGAGATTGTGTATCACCCCTTTTCAGTCAGTGAAAGTGTGGAAAAGAAAGATGTGTTGGGCGTGATTCCGTCATTAGGTGACGAATCGGCCATAAGACGGGCAGAACTGTTGAGGAAGTATGTACTGCCCCACAAAAATTTGATATACAGCATTTGCATCAAATATACATTCAATCAGGAAGATGTTGAGGACAACTATCAGGAAGCCCTGATCAATTTCTTCAAGTATATGGACAGCTATGATCCACGCCGGCCGGTGAAGACGTGGATATATGCCGTAACACAGCGGCTGATGACCGACCTGAACAACCGGAATAGAAACCGGCTGCTTCCGGACGAGAACGTCGATGTAAGCGAGTTGAAATCAACCCTGCTCTATGACGACGAACCGTCGGAGGCCTGTTTGGGCATCGATAATTACGAACAATATTACAATGATGATATTCTGTGGGCGCTCCGGCGCTTGAAGCCCATCTATCGGGAACCTCTGCTCCTTCAGCAGGCCGGGTACAAAATTGGCGAGATTACTGATATTCTGCATCGCAAAGGAATGCTCCAGTCCAAGAATATAGAAACGGTCAAGAGCCGATTGTTCCTGGCCAAGAACCAACTCCGTAATCTTCTGACGCGTGATGGAGAAAAAAGAATGGGCTGAGAGTGCGCGCAGGGTTTTCGAGCGACTTGTGCGGGACACGCTGTGGGGCGACTTCACTTTCCCCGCAGGCGGAAGGTCCGTACGTCTGCTGGAAGCCTGTTTTGATCGGCTGGAGAAAAAAGTGATAACGGTCAGTGGAGAACGTCTGGCCGATTTCTGCATATGCCAGGTTTATACCATCTCTGGCTTCGACGCTTCCTATCGCAAACGCTGGGACGTGGCGCACTCTTTCGGGCAGAAAGCCGTGAGTAGGTATCTCCAGACGGGAAAACAACGCCGCTTTTATGAAGACAAGTGGCTGAAAAGTTTCGGAATCACGAGGGCGGATATCTATTCGTTGGCCGAGAGACGAAAGCGGCACCCTTTCACACGTTTTGTCTTTCCCGAGTATGAGGAGGTTACAAAACGAAGGTTGCTCTCCTCCGAGACAGGATATCTCATCTGCGGGAATTCGACCCTGTTGTGGACTCCGTTCTCTCCCTCCTGTCAAAGATGCCGGCACGCGGCGTCTTGCCGGTTGCGGACAGCCGCGCAATACCCCGAACTCTATCGGTTGCGCTGTGAAATGTGGAACGAAAAGGAGGAATGCCGATGAGTACGACCAATCCACTGAGCGCCGAGTTTCTGTATGAGCTCTATGCCACGGCTTTGAGACAGGAAGCTCTCTGTGCGGTGCTATCCAGACACATGAGGAAGGAATACCTGCCCGATCGTGCCTTCCAGCGTGTCCAAGATGCCATCGCCACCCACTTCAGAACCTACAAGGCTCCTCCGTCTTACGCGATTCTTGCGCAGAAGTTTCAGGAGGATTATGATGCCGTTGAACTCATAGACACTTTCCGGGAGTATGACGAGGGACAGAGCGCCGAGGTAATGACCGATATGCTTGAGTCGTACATCAAGGGGGTACGCTTGCAGGCTGTCTACGCCGAGGTCGGAAAACTGTACAACGAAAACAGGCAGGACAAGGCCGAGAAGACATTGCGAGAGTATGCCGAATGGCTGGCAGGTTTCACGCTCAAGAACACCTCGTTTGTAGATGTGGCCGAGACGTTCACAGAACGCTTCGAGCGGAACAGGCGTCGGGAGGAAGAGGAAGAGCGCTCGGCATCCCCACGCGTGTCGCGGTTCTATATCCCTTATCTGGATGCACTGAATGCGGGTCGTAACCTGCGGGGACAACTGACCTGTTTCCTGGCCTCCACCGGAGTCGGAAAATCCCACATCGCCAAATGGATTGGGGTACGGGCAGACATCGATGACGGACTTCATGTTTTGCATTTTCAGTTGGAGGGTTCGGAAGAGGAGGCACTGAATGCCTATTCCGGAGGACTCATCTCCAAAAATGCCTACTATTTCGAACGGGGTAAGATTTCCGACACGGAAATGAGGCATCTGGAAAAACTTGTAGCTTCCTATGCCGGCAGCATCACTGTGCGCAGTTATCCCAGGTTCAATGCACAGGTGTCCACTCTTGATATAAAAAACGGTATTTCGGAATACCGTAAACTCAAGGGTCATAATCCCGACATCGTCATCATCGACTCCATGGATCTGCTGACGGATGCTGCACGACGCGCTTGGGGAGCTGACCACGAAAGAGCCAAACGCATTGCGGTAGCCAATGACCTCAAGGACCTGGCAGCCGATGAGAAGGTATGGATGGTGGTGACTTACCAGTCCACCATTGAAGACAGGGAATGGCTCAACGACGAACGGAATGTGCTGACCGAGTATAACTGTTCCGAGGCGAAAGGACTGGCAAGACCCTGTACCCATCTGATCTCTCTCAACCAGTCGTCGGCCGAGCGTAAGGAGAACGTCATGCGTCTGCATATCGCC